TAGGAGCAAACTCAATAGAAAATATTGATAAGTTTGCACAAGTTTTGACACCAAGATTTGAAAAATATTTCAACACTCAAAAACTAGATGCTCATCATCATCAAGTAGCAATCCGGGTTGCATTGATTGAGTTTTGCAAAGTACCTGCTGATTACAAACCTACTTGTCGTAATCGAGCGGTTTTGTCTGGTCAAAATTATTTAGTAATTCATCGATATCTCGGAAAGCAGATATCATTTGTCTTAGATGAACTTTCTAGAGAATATGATCTAGCAGAAGAAAAAATAATTTTTCAGCTCAATAAAACAAACTAAAGTTACTATTTGACATTGAAACAAACTTGAGTTAGATTTCACAACAATGGATAACCATATTTAAGCGCTGTGGTTTCCTCTTAATCGGTAGTCGATGAACCGCTTGTTTACTCTCGGAGGTGGCAAGCGGTTTTTTTTATGGATAATTTTTAATGAGAAAACGCCCACCTCAACGAGCCAAACGCCCATGTCTGGTGGGCAGTTGTAAAGAATACGCCAGCAATGGCGGTTACTGTGACAAGCATCAAGACAAAATCAAAAAGAAAGATCGTGAACGCGGTACAGCACATCAGCGCGGTTATGGTGCTGAGTGGAATAAACAACGGGATCAATTTTTAAATGAGAATCCGCTATGTGCTGATTGCGGCAAGCGGGGTTACATCGTACCTGCCACGGTGGTCGATCACATTGTTCCGCACAAGGGCAATGAGGTTTTATTCTGGGATCAAACAAACTGGCAACCACTTTGTGAATCCTGTCATAACCGCAAGACAGCGACAGAAGACAAGGGCGGTTGGTTATATCAGCGATCAACGGTGAAAGCGAATCGGGATAGCGTTAACGAGTTTCAAGTGGGGCAAGTTGTTATCACTGCTACGGATTATATTCGTGACGCGCTAGATTGCGATGACAAAGAACAATTCACAATTACTGAGATAGACGGCAAAACGATTCAGGTCACGAACGGGCTTGAGGGTGGTCGCTATCATCATTCACATTTCAAAGTTGTACCAGTATGACAAGGAATCAAGACATTATCTTGCTTGGCGATCCTGTAGTTTATCGTGATGACATAAATGGTTTTGATGATATTGGGATTGTCACAGAAACTGGATCATTGAAAGTATTGTGGAACGGTGAAGATCATTCACGTACTGAAATTTATGAACGCTTGCGACTTGCACGACTGGACGAGGTTGATGCGCATTGCAGAATAATAATCAAAGGAGTCGATTGATTATGTTAGTGAAAATTAATTCAAGTGTATTCGTACTTGCTTCAAGTGTTATCTCAATTAAGAGAGATACGAATACTGCTTCAGAGAAACATGGCAAATGGTTTGCAGCAGTTCAAAATGGGCCTAACGTTTTGAATTATGAGATTCCAGATAATGAAGTGACAATCCTTGTTTCAGACATCAATAGATTTTTAGAAAAATAGGGGATAGGGGGTCAAAAGTCAAAAAAGGCTCTACGGGAAAGACCGCCCCCCCGTCAAATTTTTACGTGGTCAAAATTCCATAGGGGGGTATACCTCTAATATTTAAACATTTTTAAAAAATTTGGAGGTATATATGTCTGCTGGACGTCCTCCTAAATCACTGCAAGAAAAAATTCTGTCTGGTTCTCGTGTTCGAGAGGATCGTGATTCAGATGCACAAGTTGCAAATGCAGCAGTCGATTTGGGAATGCCACCATGCCCGGCATGGTTGAATAAAAAAGCCCGGAAACATTGGGATACGCTAGGGCCTAAACTGGTTCAAGCCGGTTTGCTCAGTGTTGTCGATGGTGATGTGTTTTTACTGCACTGCGACAACATGGCCGCGTATGAAGAGGTTCAGGAAAAATTACAGGACATTAATTCTTGGGTAGCCACCACGCCGAACAAATTTGAAGTTCAATCCGCTTGGCTCCAGATTCGCAATAAGCTGCAAGAACTGATTATCAAAACAGCGCGAGAATTTGGTTTGACGCCAGCAGCTCGTTCGAATGTCAAAGTCAATAAACAGCAGCAGCTTGATTTGCTGGGTGCATCGGCTTCTGTGGAAGAAGATGAGTTTTCAAGTATGGGTATTCGTTCGAGTTAAGTGAGAAATTATGCGTGATTATTTTCAAATCGCGCTCCAGTATTGCCTAGACGTGCGTTCTGGAGTTCGCGTTGCTGGGCAGTTAGAAAAATTGGCAATCAAACGTTTTTTATCTGACTTGTCAAAATCTGGATTCGATCTTGAATCTGTACCTGAAGAAACTCAGGAATTACTCAAAAAGCTGAAATTTAAATTAGATCCAGACGTCGATTTTGATTATTCGCTAAGTCTGGATCGAGTAACCCATGCCTGCAAATTTGTTGAAGCCTGCCCACACGTAAAGGGTAAGTTGGCAAAGATTAAGCCAGACGGCACACGGCATAAGCTGCTTTTGGAGCCGTGGCAAATATTCTGCATGATGAATATTTTCGGCTGGGTCGATTCAGATAATAAACGCCGATTTTTGTATGTCTATATCGAGGTCGCAAAGAAAAATGGGAAATCAACTTGGTTGGCTGCCGTTGCCTTGTACTTGGCATTTATCGACGGTGAAATGGGCGCTGAAGTTTATACAGCAGCTACATCACGCGATCAGGCAAAAATCGTATTTGAAGATGCAAAAAAGATGGTCGAGTTTTCGCCCAGAATGCGCTCGAACTTCGGTATTGAATATTCACAATATTCTGTGTTCCAAACAGAAACAAACAGCACGCTTAAAGCGTTATCACAAGATCGGGGCGGTACAAAAGACGGTCTGAATGTTCATGCAGCCATCATCGACGAACTGCACGCGCATAAAACTGCCGATATGTATGACATCGTAGCAAATGGTGTCGCTGCCCGTGAAGAGCCACTGATTTTAGCCATTACAACGGCAGGTGATGACACAACGAGTAAGTGTTATCAGGAACGTCAGGTTGTTGTCGATATTTTGCGGGGCAAAGCCTCACATGATCAGTATTTTGGCATGGTGTTTTGTCTGGATCGTGGCGATGATTGGCAAAATCCAAAGGTTTGGCCAAAAGCCAATCCAAACTATGGCATTTCAGTCACCGAAAAATACCTAAATTCAGTCTTTGAAAAGGTCAAGGTTAGTCCAAAGCAAGAAGGGATTACCCGACAAAAGCATTTAAATGAGTGGGTCGGAGCCGTCGATGGTTGGATTGCACCATCGATTTGGGAAGCTGCAAAGCATGAAATGCCTGAATCACAGTTCAAAGGTTCGGTGTGCTTTGGTGGTTACGATCTTGCCAGCCGTCTGGATTTAGCGGGCTGGGGGCGTTTGCGTCCACGCTTGCAAGATGGAAAAGTACATTGGCATATTTTTGCTACTCCATATATCAATGAGCGTGTAGTTGATACCAAAGAAGCCATTAACGGTGAAAAGCGACCGGATGAATATCCTGTCTGGCGCGATCAAGGGCATTTGATCGTTACACCGGGAGCATCGACAGATTTTGATCGAATTCAGCAAGATATTGAGAAGTTTCATACCGAAAATTCTTTTTATGAGTTGGGTCACGATCCATATCATGCTGCACAGCTCACTTCAAATCTGATGGATCAGGGAATCAATGTCATTGAGGTTCCCCAAATTACTCAATACTTATCTGAACCGATGCGTTGGCTTGAGCAACTACTTGCAGAAGGTCGCTTGCATCATGACGGCAATCCTGTTTTGCAATGGTGTGTACTTAATGTAGTGGTTCGTCCAGATGCCAAAGAGAATATTTTTCCTCGGAAAACATCACCGGGTAAAAAAATTGATTTGGCAATTGGGATGATCATTGCTGCGTCACGTGCCATGCATTACGACAACGAAAGTGTTTTTGAGTTGGTAGCGGGAGAAGATTCTCAATCTTTCGATGATTACATGAATAATTTTATGAGTTTTTCACGATGAATTTATGGCAAAGTCTTGCTGGCTTTTTTGGATATGCGCCAGTTGATCCCTCTTTAGGGAGTCAGAATAATGTGGTCATGTCACCAAAAACGGCACGACCTGTCACATTCAATACTGCAATGACTGTAGGAGCTGTGTTTGCAGCTACAAGGCTAATTTCGGAAACGGTTTCCACTTTACCATTAAACATGTATCAGATTAATGCAGATGGATCACGCACAAAGATTAAGGATCATCCTTTAATAGATTTACTTTCGTTTCGTCCAAACATAAGGCAAACAAGAATTGAATTTTTTGAAACATTAATGTTGAACCTTATCAACGATGGAAATGCTTATTGTTACAGAGGTTATGGTGATTTATCTAAAACCAGATTGGTTAGTCTGCAAGTTATTAACTCTGGTTCGATGAATCCAATATTAAATGATGATGGAACCATGACATTTGAGTGGCAAAAATCTGGTACTGAGAAGATCTTACTCTCAGAGAAAGATATTTGGCATATCAAATTGTTTGGTACTGGTGTTAAAGGGCTTTCACCATTACAGGCTGCATCAAAATCAGTTGGTTTAGCTTTGGCTGCCAGTGATCGTGCTAGTGATTTAATGGGTAAGGAAGCTCCAGCAGGTGGATTATTTCTTAAAGAAGGAAAATACCCTAAGGAAGACCAGCGTGACGTGCTTCGCAGTGAAACAAAAAAAATGATTAGCGGTGATGAAATTCCTGTTTTTCCAGATGGTATGGAGTTTAAAGAACTCAAAATGACACCTGCTGAACTCGAATTGATCACGACTTTAAGATATGGACTTGAAGATATAGCAAGAATCTATGGTGTTCCAAGTGTTTTGATCAATGATCAGTCTGCATCTTCTGTATGGGGCAGTGGTATTGATTCATTAATTGCTGCTAGTTACAAATTTAATTTCCGGCCCTATTTGGAAAAAATTGAATTATCAATTTTAGTTAATTTAATACCCAAGCAAGATTGGAAAAAATACGAATTTGAATTTGATTTTGGTGCTTTACTTCGCTCTAGTGAGAAAGATCGAACAGATATTGATGCTAAAAAAATTCAGACAGGTCAGAAAACGCCTAATCAAATTCGTATTGAAAATGGAGATATCCCACTGGCGGGTGGTGATACTTTATTTGTACCTGTCAATATTTTACCAATTGAGAAATCAGGTCAATCAAAAATTGATGTTAAAAAAGAGGATCAAATCTGATGTCACGCAAAGAGCATATGCCTACCGCGCCAGACTTTAGTTTGCGTGGCAAGTTGAGTAATAAATTTTCTCCAGATGTTTTAAATCGATGGAATCAGGGTATTAAAGCAATGGATGATGATTCAGAAAACACAATTGGAATTTATGATCCAATAGGTTATGACTATTGGTCTGATAATGGTGTTACAGCAAAACGTATAAGTGCAGCACTACGTACAATTGGTTCTGACACAGATTTGATTGTTAACATTAACTCGCCTGGTGGAGATGTCTTTGAGGGTTTGGCGATTTACAACTTACTACGTGCGCACAAAGGAAAGGTAACTGTACGTGTACTTGGATTAGCTGCATCTGCTGCGTCTTTTATTGCAATGGCTGGTGATGAAATACAGATAGCACGCGCAGGTTTTTTCATGATCCATAACGCATGGACGGTAGCATGGGGAAATCGACATGATTTAATTGAGACATCTAATTTACTTGGTCAAATTGATGAAACCATTGCTGACATATATCACATTCGTACAGATTTATCGACTGACGAGCTGGGTAAAATGATGGATTCTGAGAGTTGGATTAATGGCAAGACATCTATTGAAAAGGGTTTTGCTGATTCTCTTTTAGATTCTGATGCATTAATAGAACAAACAAATGAACAAGGGCCATCGAATGAAGCTGCTAAAAAAATTGATATGTTGTTGGCTCAAATAGGATTACCACGTTCTGATCGACGTTCACTGATTAAAGATTTAAAAACGGGTATGCACAACGCTACCCATAATAGTAAGCATAGCGCTACTAATGAGTTATCCGAAAAGGATTTGCTTGAATTAAGACAGATGGCAACTTCTTTTAAAGAATCCGTCTAACCTAACTAATTTTTAAATATCCGCTTCATGCGGATTTTTTTGGAGTCTATTATGACTGATCAAAGCAAAACAGCCGCGCAGATTTTAGCTGACGTTAAAAATGAGTTAAAGGAAGCGACCACAAACTTTAATGCCAAAGCACAAGAAGCATTAAATGAGGTTGAAAAAACAGGCAAATTAGCAAATAAAACTAAAGCAGATGTAGATGAGCTAGCAAATAAATACAATGCATTAGAAATTGCTAAAAATGATCTTGAAGTTCGTTTAGGTGACGCTGAACAGAAATTTGCACAATTGCCTTCAAATTCTAAAAATGGTAAAGCAACGTTGAGCAACTTAATTATTGCTCAAAGTGAGGCATTGACAAAGTTTTCAAGAGACGTGCAGGTTGGAATGCGTCATCGAATTTCTATTCAAGATGCTCTAACTTCCCCAAATTTGGATGGCGTTATTCAGCCACAGCGTTTGACTGAGACAGTCGGTCCAGAAAAAGCAAAACTTGTAATTCGTGACTTGATTGCACCCGGTCGTACTCAATCGAATGCTATCAGTTGGATTCAAATAACTGGATTTACCAACGCTGCAAAAACAGTAGCTGAAAATACGAAAAAGCCTGAAAGCTCACTTCAATATGAGTCTAAAATTACACCAGTGACTACAATTGCCCATACTTTCAAAGTTTCAAAACAGGCTTTGGATGATCTGGCACAGCTTGCTTCAGATTTTGAAATTGAAATGAGCTATGGATTGAAATTAGCTGAAGAGCTGCAAATTCTTTTTGGTGATGGTACTGGTGTTAATCTTCACGGCATTATGCCTCAAGCATCTGCATTTCAGAATCTTCTGGAATACGAGAACCCTACACGAATTGATATTTTACGTTTAGCAATGCTCCAAGCATTGGTCGCAAGAGTTCCTGCAACTGGCCATGTATTACATTGCATTGATTGGGCGGGTATTGAGTTAGAAAAAGATACAACTGGTCGTCATATTGTTGGTAGTCCTACAGATGGATCAATCAGTTCGTTATGGACTTTACCTGTTGTTGAAAGCACTTTGCCTGAATTTGAAGATCAATTCTTGACAGGGTCATTTAAATACGGTGCTCAACTCTTTGATCGTGAAGATGCAAACATTGTAATCGCTAGTGAAAACGTTGATGATTTCGAAAAAAATATGCTTACAGGCCGTTGTGAAGAGCGTTTAGCACTAGCAGTTAAACGTCCTCAGGCATTCATTAAAGGTAAGTTTTCTGAAATTTTAAATGCATCTGGCAGTTCAGCCGGTTAATTCCAAATTATTCAATAAAAGCAGCTTTCGGGCTGCTTTTTTCATTATTTATGCAAAATTTTGAATAAATTATTCAAATAAATGCATTTTTCTTCAATTTAAAGGACATTTTTATGAGTGATTACAACATTACTTTAGGAAAAATGAAGCATTACCTGAGCATTGTGCATACACGTGATGACGCATTTATCGAATCACTCATACCAGTGGCTTTAGAAGACATTCAAAACTGTATAGATCGTCGTTTTGATGATCCTGAAACATGGGGCCGAGTTAAATTAGTCGATGAGCAAAACAATATTCCCGCACCGCTCGAAGCTGCTGTAAAAATGGTTATCGATGATCTTTACCATAATCGTTCTACTCAGTTCGATAAGTCATTGTTTGAGAATAAAACATTCACTCGGTTGTTTTCACCCTATCGAAAAATGGGAGTTTAGCTTATGTCACGTTTAGTTAAAAAAGTAACTTTGCAGGTAATCATTGACGCTGAAGAGTGTTTAAAAATATTGCACCAAATCTCTGAAAAGCTCGATCCAAACAAGCCAGAAGAAAGGATGTCTCTAGGTGAAGCGAAAGCCAAAATTGATGAAGCTATAGGGAAAATTAAGTGTTCTTTAG